GAATTTCTGCCCGACGGTCTCCTGCGTCGTCGTCCACGCACCACCGAAATCCTTCGCGCCCTTGGTGATCGCCGGGTACTTGGACTCGAGCCGGTCCATGTTCTCCAGCAGCAGCGCCGCGCCGACACCGGCCTTCTTCCCGAAAATGTCGGTGATCTCGGGGCCCTCAGTTTTCGCCGTGTACCCGGCCTTCAGCAGCCGGTCCTGCAGTTCCTTCAGCCCGGCCAGCAGCCCGTGGTGCAGCATCGTCTGCCCGAGGTCGGTCATGTTCAGCCCGAGCGCCTGAAGCCCCGCCTTGGCGGTAACTACCGGGGTGGCCAGCGCCTGCACGGCCATGCGCAGCTGCGTGCCGGCGTGCGCGCCCCGGATGTTCAGGTCACCGAACACGTCCAGCGCCGCGCCGACATCCTGAAGAGACAGGCCATAGCCCTTGACCACGGGCACAACGCCGGTACCGAGCGCCTCAGCGAGATCCTGCATTTTCATGTCACCGGCGCCGACAATGCTGTTCAGGGCACCCATGGCCCCCGAGAAGCCCTTCACCCCGCCGATCCCGGACGCGACGACAGAGGTCAGCGCGTTCGTCACGTCAACCAGGTTCGCGCCGCCGACCCTGGCGCCCTCAGCAGCGACCTTCACCAGCTCGAGAGCCTTCGGTGCCTTGATGCCCAGCGACGCGAAGTTCGACTCGACGTGATACAGCGACTCAGCCAGCGAATCCGGAGACTCCCCGACCTGCCCCGCCAGTTTCAGTACCCCGGCACCAAGAGCACCCAGCTGGCTTTTCGACACCCCGGCCTGCGTGTTCAGCATCGTCATCTGCGCCTGAAACGACGCCCCGGCCTTCACCGCCTCGTAGATGCCGGCGCCGACCGCGACCGCGCCGACGGCGTACTTCAGCCAGCTCCCGCCCAACTCCGCACTCGAATCCGCTGCCCTCTGGTCAGCGGCAGCGACCTCATCGGCGGCCAGTGCCCGCTGCCGCAGCGCCGCGTCCTCCTCAATCGATGAGGTGGTCAGCGAGTCGCCGGCGTCGGCGAGGATCGCCTCCGCCCTGGCCAGGGACAGCGTCGCGTCGATGGACGCGTTCGCGGCGGCGCCTTCCCGTTCCAGCGCGATCGCGCACGCCCTGGCGCCCCGCGCGGCCAGCTCGGAAGTGTCCGCCGTCTCCTGGAACGCCGCAGCCGCAGACGCCGCAGTCCCGATGATGTCGAAACTGAGGACCTGGTTAGCCATCGTCAGCCATCGTCAGTCGCCCCGGGGTGCGTGCGGTGCCAGTGGTCTACGAACCGGTCGAACTGCTCGGTCGTGAGCTGCCCGATTTCCCATGGCCGGATGCCGTAGTACGCGGCGAACTCCGGCTCGTACTTGGCGACGTCGAAGGAGTGCCAGCCGGGTCCCCAGGGTGCCCGGCTCCGGTAGGGTTTCCCGCCGCCTCAGCCTTAGCCTTCTTAGCCTGCTCACCGATCTCGGCCATCGACGCCAGGAAGCCGCCCAGGTCAACCTCAACCTCGCCGGACATCATGTCGGCGAAGCTGACGTCGCGGCCGGCGCGACGCCACACCATCCAGATCAGCCCGGCCATCGCCTTCACTGACCCGAGGCCCATCTCTTCCTCCCACTCGGCGAACCGCATGCCGGTGGCGTGCTCGAGCGCGACCGCCTCGGCCAGGGGCTTGAGGCTGAAGTCGTACTCGAAGTTCTCGCCGTTGATTTCCAGCTTCCCGATCACGCTTACTCTCCTGTTATCTCGAGGGCGACCAGTTCCATCGCGGCCCGGATCTCTTCCCTGGCGGCGTCGGCGCCTGCGCGGGCCGGGCCGGAGAAGAACCCGGCGGTCACCCCGGCGGTCTGGTTGAACCAGTAGCCGCGGTCGCCGAAGAGGGGGTGGGCGAGGGTGCCGTCGTCCAGCCGCGGCAGCCTCCGCTGCCCGGTCCGCGACCTTGCCCGCAGCTGCACCGACGCGCCCGTCGCGGTGGTCCGGTTCGACACGGTCAGCCGCAGGTCACCGGCCAGGGTGGTGGCGTACCGGGACGGCATGTGGCCGGGCAGGCCGGCGCGGACCTGGAGCCGCACCGGCGCGACCGCGGCGAGGACGGCTTTGCGCAGCGCGGCCCGCAGGCCCTCCTCCGCGGCGAGGCGGAGCCTGCGGGTGACGAAGTCGAGCTCGGCCGCGAAGTAGTCCAGGTCCGGCATCAGCCGACGACACCTGCGCGCATCCGCTGCACCGGCCCGGCGGCGTTCCAGCTGCACTTGATGCTGACCGCTGCCGACTCGGACCCCGCCACAGACATATCGGGAAGAATGGTGCCGTACCAGTAATTTGTGGGGCTGTTGACGGCGTCCTCGTACAGGTACCAGTTCCGGGACAGGCCGTCGACCGCGGCGGCGTACATCTGCGGGGTGGCGTTGTCGTACCAGCCGTTGAACTCGCCGGCGGCGTCGGGGATGCCGGACACGTAGGTTTTGTTCGCGTCACCCATCGCGGTGACGTCGACTTTCTGGATGGTCCGGTTGATCGTCCAGTCGCTGATGAACGCGACGGGCGACGCCGAGCCGCCGTTGGTCAGGCCGAGGTATACCAATCCGTTGCGGCCATGAAAGCGAGCCATCTGCCTTATCCCTTCCTAACCTGGCTGACCAGGCGCAGCAGGCGCCGCGCCGTGTGATCGAACGTCCTGCCGGCGACCGCTTCCCGCGCGGCCGCCGCAGCCTTATCCCTGGCGTCGTCGTGCGCCAGCCACCACCGCAGCTGCACCGATGCGTCCTGCGGCCCGTCGAACGACGGCAGCATCCCCAGGACCTCGTCGCTTTCCGGCCGCCGGTCCCGGAGAAAGAACAGGCCGCACGCGGCCATCTCGATCTCGCGGGGACCCATGGCGGCGCCCGGGGTCATGTCCTGCTCGCCCTCGCGCCGGTACAGGTTGATCCCGGCCCGCGCGCTGCGGTACAGGTCCGCGGTGTCGGCGTTGTCGAGACACCCCGCCGCCCGCTCGTCAGTCATGTACTCGTCGGCGACGAACTGGCGCAGCACCGACCCGTCCAGCCCCGGCCAGTTCCCGGCGAGAAGCACGTCCAGGCCGCCGAGGTCCATCGCCTCCAGGAACCGGCGCCGGGACGGGAACCCGGTGCCGACGAACGCCAGGTCACATTTCAGGTCGGGGCGGCCGGGCCCCGGATGGTGCACTGACGGCCGGTAAGAGTGCGGCATGTACTCAGCCGCCCCGAGCCTCCGGTAGGCCGGGAGGGTGGCGGGGTCGTTGATCAGGTTCAGGTCGGCGTGCGCGGCCCGTGCCAGCTGCTCGCCGTCCTGGTACGGCGACTCGGTGTGCCACAGGACGACGGTGTGACCGCGCTCGCGCATCAGGTCCATCAGCCCGGCCGGGGTGAAAAACGCCGAGATCCCCAGCACGACGTGCGGCCACCATTTCCAGCACATGTCGCCGAGCGGCTCGATCGCCATCGACAGGGCCTGCTCGTTGGTGCAGCCGCGGCGCACCACCGGGGAGCCGTCGTCGCCGGTTTCCCCGGTTTCCAGCAGGGCGTGGCCGAAGAACTGGAGGCGATGGTCGAGGTTGAACTCCATGACGTCTTCGCCGGCGGCGCGGAGCGCTTCGGTGATGCCGTTGTGGACGTCGGCTACCGACCAGGACGGCCCGGGGTGAACGACGAGCCACCGCATGGTGGTGCTCAGCCGCCGAAGGGTGCGCTGTAGGTGATGGTGAACGCGATCTCCGCGGCACACCCGGCGCCGGCCTGCCGGGTCCACAGGTGGGCGCCCTGGACGGTCTCGAACTGGATGCCGCCGGTGAGCAGGTCGGACGCTGCGGCGGAGCAGGCGGTGAGGACGGCTTCGACGGCGGTGATCTGCGCGGCGAGCAGGGTGGCGTCGCCGGTCTGGCAGACGGCGACGCAGTTGACGGTGCCGTCTTCCTGCTGGCCGGGCGGGTTCCCGGTGTAGGCGAATTTGGTGGTGAACGCTCCGGCTTCGGTTATCGGGGATAGTGATCCGTCGGGTTCGAGTGAGCCGTCGTGGCCGACGATGACGAACTGGCTCTCGTTGATGGCGGAGGGGACGTCGAGGCTGATCGTGACGCCGCTGAGTGCGGTGCTGCCCTGGAATGCGGCGAGGAGGGCGTTGATTGCGTCGCCGAGGTAGATGCTCATGCCGTCGCCTTGACGCCGGGGGGCAGTTCCCAGAGTTCCCGGTCATAGGGAGGGTTCACGGCGACGGCGCACTGCTCGTGATCATGCGGCCCGGTCACGTGCGCGTCGGTGAAGTGACGGAAGCCCTGCTCGTTGACGTGATAGGTGAACAGGCGTACGAACGGGGTCTCGGCCCGATAGAACTCTGCCCGGTAGATCCCGAAGGCGAGCAGCCCGTGCTCGAGCAGCCACGGTGCCCTGTCGGGTGGCCACGGGAACGTGTCGGTGTCCCAGACTGCGAGCAGCTTGACAGCTGTCAGCGCCACTG